AGAATGACCAGTTCTTTGTGGGCACCAAAGGAGTGTTCAATAAGAATGCGAAGATAAATTATTCCCATGATGACATTGATCGGAATCATCCGAGCACTGGTCTAAACCAAACACTCAAGGTAGCACTCACTGAGCTGTCAAAATTGGGTATAAAAGATGTCATTCAAGGTGACATGATGTTCACTCAGGATGACTTAAAAAAAGAAACTATAGATGGAAAGCAGTACATAACTTTCCAACCAAATACTATTGTCTATGCAATTCCAGTTGAAAACGCAGGAAAAATATTATCTTCTTCTATGGGAATTGTTTTCCACACCACATATAGTGGAAAGACAATGGAAGGTATGTCAGCATCATTCTCTGTCAATCTAAGAGGATTGAGTAAGAATGCTGGAGTATGGTTTTCAGACGCAGAATACAAAGATACTTCTGGAACTATCAATTTTAATAAAGATGAAACAACTGATATAACTAATGTCCTTTCAGACGCAGGTAAGACTTTTCGTAAGATAGATTCCAACTTCTTAGGAATGCTCTCTCAGGATGAAGAACTCAAGATACTAGTCAAGACCTACAACAATACAAAAGTCCGAGCTGGTGAGAAGATTACAAATACCAAAAAACACACGGCCGGATTGATTGCTTATGTTTATGACAAATACAAGAAAGATGTGGAGAAGGTAAAAAGACCTCAGAACAAAGAAGTCAAACAACAGAACATGGATAGATTGATGAAACTTTTTCGTTCACAGGCCAGTAAGTTGGTAACAATATTTGATATGCAAAATCTTCTTGTAGATGCAAAGGACATGATTATTCGTAAGTTAGAGAAGGCAAAGGGTGTAGCATCTACTTTTGTTAGAACCAGTAAGGGATACAAGATTACACAACCAGAAGGATTTGTGGCCATAGACCAAGTAGGTAAAGCAGTCAAGTTGGTAAATCGACTTGAATTTGCACATCAGAATTTTACTGCAGCGAAAAATTGGAGCAAATGAAAACAAAAATGGTAGATGTGGTACGGTTAACACAAGAAAATGGAAGTACTATGTTATGTAGAGGTGGTGAAGATGCTGTTGAAAGAGCTTGGGGTTTGTGGCCGATAGTTAAAGCAGAAATGACAGGAGAAAAACAATTATTACAACAGATGTATGTCGATGAGGTTGATCAACCATATATAACAACTCATATGTAAAGGGGAGAAAGACGTGGCTGAAGAAAGTGTAGAGGTATCAAAAGAAGTGAGTGTCGGTAATGAAGATGTCGGTGCTAGTGCAGAAGCTCACGCAGGAGTAAGTGCAGAAGTAACAGATTCAAGTGTAAGTGCAGAGGCAGAGGTTGGTGCGAGTGCAGAAGCCCACGCAGGAACTACTCAAGGTGGAGTTGATATGGAAGCGGATGCAACTGCTGAAGTGGAGGCACACGCAGGAGGAAGTGCAGAAGTTACAAATACCGATGTTGTGGCAGAAGCGTCAATTGGAGCAAGTTCAGAGGTAAGAGTTGAAGCCAGTGCTGGACATGAAGAAAATGTAGACCTTGGTGGTGTAACTGATATTGATGTAGGAGCAGAAACTTCAGCCGGTGCTTACGCTGAATCTCATGTAGGAGCTGAAGCAGAAGGACAGATTGGTGCTCATGGTGCAGAAGGTAGTGCTGGTGCAAGTGTCGGTTCAAGTGTAGGTGTAGAATCAGAATCATCTGTTACAGTAGGAGCTGCAACTACAACTGGAAGTGCTGCTGTATCTGTTGGTTTACAAGCTGGTGCCGAAGTTGGTGGTGGTGCAACATTTGATGATGGTCATCTTACAATGGGTATTCAAGGTGAAGTTAAATTGATAGCAGGAGTCGAGTTAGACTTAGAAGTTGATATTGATACTGGTGAACTTTTAGATGAAACTAAGGATGTCATTAATGCAATTGCAGACACTAAAGCCGCACACATCGCACAAGAAGAAGCTGAAAAAGCTGTTAAAGCTGCAGAGGAAGAGGCACAAAGATTGTTAGAAGAACATGCTGCAGAAATTGCTGCTGCTAAAGCTGCTGCTGAAAAGGCAGCAAAAATTGCAGAAGAAACAGCAAGAAAAGCACAAGAAGAACTTGAAAAACATGAAAGAGAAGTGGAAGAGGCTGCGAAAGCTGTAGCAGCAGAAGTAGCAGCAGAAGCACGAAGAGTTAAGCAAGCAGCAGCAGAAGCAGTACGTCAAGCTGAAGAAGCAAGAAAAGCAGCAGAAGAAAAAGCCAAACAAATCGCAGCCGAAACAGCGAGAAAAGTGGCAGCAGCAAAACGAGCAGCAGAAGCTGCAGCTAAGAAAAAAGCAGAACAAGTAAAGAAAGCTGCTGAAGCTGCAAAGAAGGCTGCAGCGGCGAAAGCTAAGAAAGCAAAGAAGAAAATATCAAAAGCATTTAGCACAAAAAAGAAAAAGAAAAAACATTAACAATAAACTAAAGGAACAATATGGGATTGATGAGTAAACTGAAACATCATGCGAAAAAAATAAAACACTCCGCGGAAAAGTTAATCGGTAAACACAAAGACGTTGCCGAAAGAGTTGCAGATCGTGTAGAAAAAGAAGAAAAAAAGATTAAAAGTACACCAAAAAAAGTACACAAATCTGCGACAAAAAAAGCAAAGACTAAAGCAAAGGGACTTATTAAAAAGGCTAAAAAGAAATAGGGATAAATGAAAACATTTCAAGAAATGTCTAGAGACTTAGACACACAAAATGTAAATAAATCTATTCAACACGATTGAGCTACTCATATCAAACATCCAAGTTTGGGTGAAGATTTTGTAAAAGTTGTAGATCACAGTCTAACTAAAGATGGTGTAATAGAAGAGTATTATGTAACACATAGTGGTACATTACTTACAATCCAGGCCACGGAAGTTACTGAAGCACATGGTGGTTCACATTCTCATGAAGAAAAACCAAAGAAAAAGAAAAAATGAAAACATACAGAGAATTCAACGAGGGGTTTTTTAGTAAAAAAGAACCCGAAGATCCAGATGAAAAGGAATTACAAGATCTTGGTATGAAGGCCGCTGGTAGAGGTGGTTGGTCTAAGAAAGAACAAGACCGATATAATGACCTTTGGATGAAGATGCACAAGAAAGGAAAGACCCCAACATTGCAACCACCTAGTGTGTATGGTGATGATTCATGGGGAACTAAGACTACAAAACTTCATAAAAAACTTAAACTTACAACAAGAGATCATAAGGGTGTATTAGCATAGTGAAAACTTTTAAAGAATATGCGATGACATCTCGCGACCAAATTAAACAAATGCAGCACTACTGGACAGACCTAGACCATTCGGCTTCTGATGATACGAAAAAGAAAAGTATGGATAAAAAATTTGGTATTCGGAATATTAAATTAGATAAAAAAGGAAATATAATATCCTATAATACTGAAAGAGGTAAATTGGTTTCTGGTGATGAATGTGATTGTTTTGGTCATGTACTTACTGAAGCAGAATATCAAGGGAAAAAGGTAGAACTCAACAATCCAACTCGTTCAAGTGATGGAAAGAAGAAGTTCTATGTGTATGTGAAGAACGAAAAAGGAAATGTAATCAGATTGGGTTTTGGTGATCCTAATATGGAAATCAAACGTGATGATCCAAAAAGAAGGAAAGCATTTCGTGCAAGACATAGTTGTGATGATGATATAGGGCCAAAGTGGAAAGCAAGATATTGGAGTTGTTATCAATGGCGTGCAGGAGCAAAGGTAGATAATTAATGAAAACGTTTAAACAATTTTGCGAGGGGAAAACCCAACTGTACGGACTTTCAATTAAGGAGTTGTTAGATACCGTTTTGAATTTCAATGGAAAAACTCTCATTTATTTTGATACTGAAACAATGGGACTTACTCCCAAAAAGGATTATCTACAATTTACTGAAATTGCGGCGGTTGCATATGATGGATCGACATTCAAAAAAGTTGATAAGATAGATTATAAAGTTAGTTTATCTCAGGTTACAAAGGATGTTTTAAAACCAGGCACACCAGAACGAGAAAATTGGGATTCACACGTAAAACCAAAAGACAAATTAAAGACACCACAAGAGGTGTTGAGGATGACTCGTTATGGAGAAAAGACAGCCAGATTCATAAAAGAAGTTCATGCAATAAATGTATTTTTTAAATTTATAAACCAGTTTAACAATCCTGTCTTGATTGCACACAATGCACCATTTGATTTAAAGTATCTTGGTGTTCGTGCGAAGATGTATGGTATTAAGATGAAGACATACAAGACATTGGATACACTTGAATTGAACAAAATGTATTTTATTCCGTTACTCAAATCAGTGGGAGGTAGTGACGAATTGGATTTGATTCTGAAATCATTATCCACTTATACAACAACAGGGAAACGAAAGGTTTCATCTACTTTAGGGAACTTGAGTACGGCAATGAAGATAGATGTTAAAGGTTGGCACAATGCTCTTGCAGATGTAGATATGTTAATGAAGGTTCTTGCCAAGATGGTTGAAACGTTTAAAAAATATCAAGATGTGGATATAAGTGACTTGCATCGTAAAGAAGTATTAAGGGTTGCGAAGAGTCAACATAAAAGAAAACACACTCCAAAGAAAAAGAAAAAATGAAAGACAATATAAAGGAAGATATGGAATATACTACTGAAGATATGGAAGAAATAAATTCTTTAATAGAAGAAATAGACATGTTGTGTAAAGATGATTCTATATCTCCTTTACGAGAAGATCAAATGTGTGAGTTTTTATTACTCAAAGGAGCTGTTAAAGAAGGTAAAATAGAAGAGTTGAGAGTTCAGGCAGAGGCGAGTAAAATACCAAGTAAAGGTCTTTCTCCTGCACAACGAAGAAAAATGGCAATCCGAATGAGAATTCAAGCGAAGAAGCCGGGATTCATTATGAAACGATTGCGTTCAATGAAACGTGCAGCAACCAAAGCAGTAATTGCAGTACGTGCTCGTAAAGCTGCAATCAAAATGGTTGTTAAAAAATTCTTTCCTAAACTCCGAACAAAGAAAAAATCAGAACTCAGTTATTCAGAACGTGGAAAGATTTCACAGATAGTTAAAAAGAAACAAAAAGTAATTGACCGATTTGCAAAAAAACTTCTTATTACAACACGTAAAAAGGATGTAGAACGTAGAAAGGCAATGTCTGGAAAAAAAGACAAAAAGGGAGTAAAGGGTGAATCATAAACAACTAACAAATAAAACGGAGAAGTAAAATGTGTAACAACGAAAACTGTAAATGCGAAAATTGTACTTGTGAATCATGTGAGTGTTCTGAAGAATCCCCATGTGGTTGCGAATAGAAAGGTAAAAGTGGCTGAATATATTAACGAAGAACCCTGTGAATTTATCTACCATATAACAGCGTTAGAAAAGATTATCGATGGTGATACAATTGATGCAGTAATAGACTTAGGTTTTGATGTAAGGTTTTGTGGGCGAATCCGTTTGCTCGGAATCGATACACCAGAATCCAGAACAAGACACAAGAACGAAAAAATCTATGGTAAACTATCCAAAGTCGCATTAACATCGTGGTTACATTGGGCAATTATGGATGATAGAGATGATATTGAAATTCAAGTTCGTTGTCCAGAGGCAGACTCAAGAGGTAAGTTCGGTAGAATTCTTGGAGAAATTTGGATTAACTGTACAGAAGATGGACATGAATTCGGTGGATGGACAAATATAAACAAGTGGATGTGTGAGAATGGTTTTGCAGTTGGTTATACTGGTCAAAACAAAGATGATGTTAAAGATCAACATTGGCAAAATCGTTTACTTCTAGAAGAACAAGGAGTTCATGAATTGTTACAATGGGATGAAGATTAAAGTAAAATGAAATTAAATTCTTGTGGAGGAATTGCTCCATACATGAACAAGAAAAAGAAAAAACTTATGGCATATTCAGAAAAAGTAATGGAACATTATGAAAAACCAAAAAATGTTGGTAGTATGGATAGTAGGAGTCAGTCTGTCGGTACTGCTCTTGTGGGGGCTCCAGAATGTGGGGATGTAATGAAACTTCAAATAGAGGTAGATAAAGATGAAAAAATTATTGATGCCAAATTCAAAACTTTTGGTTGTGGATCTGCAATTGCATCTTCTAGTTTGGCGACTGAATGGGTTAAGGGCAAATCTTTGGATGAGGCACATACAATTCAAAATACGGACATCGTGGAAGAACTTTCTCTTCCCCCTGTCAAAATTCATTGTTCTGTATTGGCGGAAGATGCTATTAAACGAGCAATCGATGATTATAGAAGTAAACAAATAACATAATTAAAAAAGGAATACAGTGGCCGAAGAAAGCGTAGAAGTATCCGAAGAAGTGAGTGTCGGAGATGAAGATTTGGGTGCAAGTGCAGAAGCTCATGCTGGTGCAAGTGCAGAAGTAACAGACTCAAGTGTGAGTGCAGAAGCAGAAGTCGGTGCGAGTGCAGAAGCTCATGCAGGAACTACTGAAGGTGGAGTTGATATGGAAGCAGAAGCAACTGCTGAAGTGGAGGCACACGCAGGAGGAAGTGCAGAAGTTACAGAGACCGATGTAAGTGCAGAAGCGTCAGTTGGAGCAAGTTCAGAAGTAAGAGTTGAAGCAAGTGCAGGACATGAAGAAAACGTAGATCTTGGTGGTGTAACCGATATTGATGTGGGAGCAGAAACTTCCGCTGGTGCATACGCTGAATCTCATGTAGGAGCTGAAGCAGAAGGTTCAATCGGACTTCATGGTGCAGAAGGTAGTGCTGGTGCAAGTGTTGGTTCAAGTGTAGGTGTAGAATCAGAATCATCTGTTCAGGTGGGAGCCGCAGAAGCAACTGGAAGTGCTGCTGTATCTGTCGGGTTACAAGCTGGTGCCGAAGTTGGTGGTGGTGCAACCTTTGATGATGGTCATCTTACAATGGGCATTGAAGGTGAAGTTAAATTGATAGCAGGGGTCGAGTTAGACTTAGAAGTTGATATTGATACTGGTGAACTTTTAGATGAAACGAAAGATGTCATCAATGCAATCGCAGAGACTAAAGAATATCAGGCAGTTCAGGCAGAAGCGGAAAAACTTGCAAAAGCCGCAGAAGAAGAGGCACAGAGATTATTAGAGGAACAGGCCGCAGAAATCGCAGCTGCAAAGGCCGCAGCGGAAGAAACGGAACGACTTGCACAAGAAGCAGTAGAAAAAGCCCGTGATGAATTAATAAAACATGAAAGAGAAGTAGAAGAGGCCGCGAAAGCCGCTGCAAAAGCCGCAGCAGAAGAAGCGGAACGAGTTGCACAAGTCGCACAAGAAGCTGCACGACAGGCCGCAGCTGCAAAGAAAGCCGCAGAAGAAAAAGCGAAACAAATTGCAGAAGAAACTCAGAGAAAGTTAGAGGCCGCAAAACGAGCTGCAGAAGATGCCGCCCGTAAAAAAGCAGAACAAGCAAAGAAAGCTGCGGAAGCTGCGAAGAAGGCCGCGGCAAAGAAAGCGAAAAACGCAAAGAAGAAAATTTCAAA